CCCCGTGAATGGAGTGGTGAGAGTATTCGCGGTCAGGAAACCGAGTCTCTTCGCCGCAGCGAGTCCAGCCGAGACCCCGGATTTGAGTCCATCGCCGACGCTTCCGTGGATGAAGTCGTGGAGTTCCTTCCTCGCGTTAGCTGTGACCTTGGTATCGGTGAGGAGAAGGATTGCGGGGATCGTCAACGGAGCGACATCTGCTGCTCCTGGCAGGAACCGGCGAGAAGCTGCCCCAGCGGCTGCTCCTTCACCAACCGACGCATATTGGGAGACACGGGACACCACTCCTGATCGCGCAGCGGCGCCACCCGCGGCTCCGCCGGCTGCTCCGCCTGCACCTAGAGCGGCGGTCTGAGCTGTCGCCGCTTCACCAGCAGCCGTCGCGACCAGTCCCCACTTCGATGCGAGTCCGCTCACGGCCGTCGTCAACGCGACGATCTTCGACACCGTGTAGATACCCAACAGGATCTCAAGCGTCTTCTTGAACGATCCGGTCACCTTGTCAACTGCACCGATCGCGTCTCCGAGCGCCCGGAACAATTCGCCCGCGACTTTCGTGATGTCGTTGACATCCTTCTGCAACCTGCCGGTCTCGTTCATCTTCGACAGCCAGTTACCCAAGCCAACGACCAACTTGTTCACGGAGGGCAAGAGAGCCTTACCGATGATCTCCTCCGTGTTCGTCAGCGTGGCGCTGAACCTTTGCGTTGTCGTAGTCCCTGACTCAGCCTGACCTGCATACTTACGCTGCACGAACGCGAGCGCCTGCAATTCAGTGGCGCCCTTTGGGATCACGATGTTCAACCTACGGAGTGCGCTGAACGAGCCAGCGGCAGCCTTGGCGAGCGCGTTCGATGCTGCGGCGAGGCTGATGTTGCGTCCCCGGGCCACGTCGGCTGCGACAGAGTTGAGATGGAGTGCTTTACCGACGTTGTTCGTGACGCGGAACAGGGTCGTGAACGAGGTAAGGAGATCCTTGTTCGTGAATCCAGAGACGTGACTGAGTTTCAGATCGGCTTCGTTGATGCGAGCCCCATAGTCCGCCCACGACTTCCCGCTCACCTGTAGCTGCCGCGTCACCTGACGTTGCGCCACGGCGAACTCTCTGGCTGCGTCGATGCTCTTGCGGATAAGGGCGGCGCCGGACGCGAACAGAAGGAACCCGCCGGACGCGAATGCGAGCGAGCGGCCGAGGCTAGTGAACGCACCGGAGCCGGCGAGGATGCCTCTCGTCGTCTTGCCGAAGTCACGTTCCGCCGTCTTAGACTTCGCGCTGAACGCCAGCGTCGAAGTCGCGGTCTCACCCGTCAGGACAGCCAGCCGCTTCTGCGCGATCCCCAACTGGTAGGCAGCAGCTATCTGCTGGTCGGAGCCTTTGACGTAACTCTCAGACGCCAACTGGAATGAGGCGATGCTCTGCTTGGTAGCCGCGATCCTGGTCGCCGTACCGTCAAGGACGCTCTTCGTGACCTTCGCCTGAGCCTCAGTCGAAAGAGTCGCATACTGTTTCGTCGCGACGCCGACCTCAGTGAACGTCTTGTTGAGCGATGCGGCGTCACCGAAGAACTCGACACCAACCCTGCGACTAAACGTGTTCAACTAGACGCCTTCCTTCACGGCATCCCAGAGGGCGATGATCTCGAACAGGCTGATGTTGTCATCGACGATGTCGCCGCGGTGCAGGTTGAACTTCAACATCCACGGCGCCCACATCAGGCTGGGGTCTCGCTGGAACCCTCGGATGTCGAGGGGCTCGGTTCGGGAGCAGATGTCTCCGCTGGGGTCACAGATGACTCGGATTCGTCGGATGGCGAGCCGGAGCTGCTTGCGTCGTCCTCTGGCTTCGGCTCCTCGGTCAAAGGGACCGCCCCGTTCGACTCCTCCTCTTCCGACCCCAGGAACGTGACCTCGTTCAACTCGAGCTCGTCGACGAGCAGCATGATGCGTTCCACCGACCAGTCGGGATGCTTGGCGCGGATGCTGAGGCCGATCATGGCGAGCATCATCGGGCCACGGCCACGCTGCGACGGATCATCGAACGCCTCCGCGAACTCGTCCAAGGGCATCTGGGTGCAACGGTCGATGATCTTCAAGTCCTTCGCGCCGCTCATCCCGATCGCGAACGGGAAGAACTCCGAGTCCGCGTCGGGGAACTTCAACTCAAAACCAGCTTCCTGTGCCATGTCCCGGCCTCCTAGTACGTCTCGAAAATGGTGGCGATCTTGTCGATCGCCTTCACGAACTCTGCTTCCAACTCCGGCATCGTCTTCGTCACCGCCGGTAGCAAAGCCTTCCTCATCTGCAACGAGCCCCAGTCGGGCCGCTTCCCTGTCGTCTTGAGAAGTGACTGCTCGACGGCGACTCCGCGCTGACGGACGCGGACCTTGAATCCTGCCGCCGACTTGGTGCTGTATTTGGCGAGGCGCGGGACGGCGTCCACTTTGACGATGTCTCCTGCTTCGCGGAACGCCTCCCGCACCTCCTTGTTCGTTGCGCTGCCCATAGCCTTCGACGCTTTCAACAACTCCGATAGGCCGCTGACTACGAACTCGTCAGGCATCTAGCTCGTCGCCCACGCCCAGACGGCACCTGACGCCGGCAGGATCGTCGCCGTGATCTCCGCGCGAGCGTCCAACTGCGCGTTCAAGGCGTCGTATTCGTAGAGCTGGGCGGTCCCGCCATACCACGGGTTCGTGGCTGACCGTGCAGCCGAGGTCGGCCTGACCTCGAACGCGAACGTCGCCGTGCTGCTCGTGTAGAGCGGGTTGAGCAACTGGTGGATCTGGGTGTTGCCGAAGTCCTGCAAAATCTGGACGACGGCTGACTGTGTGCGGCGTCCGGTGACGAACTCCGATGTGCTGGTCGGGTTGAACCCCGACACGTCGATCTGGGTGCGTGCATCCGGCGTGTCGACGGAAACGCACCAGTCGGAGATGTTCGTGCTGTTGATGAGCACTAGAACATCGGTTGCGGCAAACTTTGCCACGGTCAGCTCCCTTCGGGACTATGGATGGATATGCACATGCGTCCCGGTTAGAGCTCGATCTGGATATGCCAAGTAGTACCCCAAACTTCACCACTGGGCGTCTCTAGGAATTGGGCACCGTCACATCTGGTGACTATGGCGTTGTTGACGACCCCTCCGAGTGTCTTGTCGGATTCGATCGCCTTCCAAATACTTGTCGTACCGAGTGGTGAGATCCACCCGTCCAGTCTCATCTGCGCTGACTCCTGCGTGGGTGCTCCTGCGAGTCCCTGAACAAGAAACTCCATTTGCCAGGAACCCATCGCGACCCTCACCAACTCACCGAAGCCCGTGACTTGCAGCATGGGCGGAGTAGGAGACTGAGTCTTATATGGAGTTACCTGAGCGGTGCTCCCAACCGTCGCCTTGATGTTCGCGACTAGCCCGGCACGGATCTGTGAGGTCTCGACTGTCACAAGATGAGAAGCGGCTCATCGGCGTCGAGGTTGTCGAGGAGGAAGCTGACGTCAGGGTCGATCTTGCCGAGACGGGCCGCGGCGATTGCATCGGTGCCGACTGTCAGGATCCCGTATGGCGTCTCGCGTGCCCTTTTGAGGTAGCGGCCGGCGAGGATCGTTGTCGCCTGCGTCACCTGATACGGGGCCGTTGACCAGCCGAACGTCCCACCAATCTGGACGCCGTAGTCGAACGGCGGCCAGATGTCTCCGCCCTGCGGTCTCAGCGTGACTTGGTTGTACGGCCTGCTGTCGAGAGCGGCGTTGATCGGCTCGAGGTAGAAGTCGACGTCGACCGTCCACGTCGTGTCATAGGTGCCGTCTCCTTGCATGTCCACCTTCAACGCGGTAAGCGTCACGAGATCGTCAATCTGGATGCTGCACTCGTTCACGTTCGCCGTGTACCGGCGCGTCTCGGCGACGGGATAGAACTTGGTGTCCTTGTAGGCGTCGATGACTCTGCTCGCCGAGGAGATGGCGGTGGTGATGTCATCATCGGCGTAGGTGGCTGTCCCGATCTCGAGCGTGTTCTTCAACTGGGTGCTGGTGATGTAGTTAGTAGGCAAGAGTCAGCGCCTCCCTCGCTCGAGCGATGAACCGTTCCCGGTTCGCCAACGTCGCGGCGCGAACCTTCGGGTCGTCGGGTTTCATGGTTCCGTTACGGATGTGGTGGAGTGGTACGCGCACCTCTCGGAGAGTCATGCCTGCCATACGGGCACGGAGGCAAAGGTCGTTGTCCTCGTAATAGGCGGGCGGCTGGAAGTCCTCGTCGAAGCCGCCGATCTCTAGGAGGTCGTCTCTCATGCCGGCGAGGCACCATCCGTCCAGGTAAGGCAACGGTGTTCCATCGACTGAGCCGTGCGGGTCGTCGCGCAACTGGGCTCCGACAAGGACTCCCGGCTCTATGGCTTCGCGGATCGGCTCGAGCCAGCGCGATTCTCGCGCCACCACATCGTTGTTGAGGAACAAGACGATGTCGGACTTGGCTGCTCGTAGCCCCTGGTTGCATGTCGAGCCGAACCCTGTCGACTCGTCGTTACGGATCTGCGCGAACGGGAGATGCTGGTTGGAGCCATCGTCCACGACGATGACCTCGTCTCTTGGACTGCGACGGTTCACGGCTGCGAAATAGGCGTCCGCGAACTCGAGTCCGTTCAGCCAGGGAGTCACGATCGCGATCGTCGGGAAGTCGGGCCTGACCATGCAGATGATCTCGTCGCGCCACTCGGGTCCGCCCATCTTCTCGACGCATCCGCTGATGAACGAGAAGTCGCCGCCCGGCTCCGCGAACCCTGGCGCGTGCTCCTTCCATTCGCCCAACTCCTCTGGCCGGTTCGGCACAAGGAACATAGGAGTGCCGACGTTGCCGAACTCGAGCCACGGATGACGCCACATGACTCCATGCTGGTGGTGGTCCATCTTGAAGATGACCGGCACGTCACAAGCTGCCTCACGCATCAACTCGATCGTCCCTGCCGTGTAGACGTCGTCGTCGTCGAGGAACGCCAGATGGCTTCCTGTGGCCTTCTGGATGCCTCTCGTGCGCGCCGAGTAGCCGTGGTCTCCATCATGGTTCTCGATGATGATGATCTCGTCAGCGCCGGCACATGATTCTTTCGCGGCGGCCAGCGAGTCGCGTCCGATGGTCGGGATTATCACGCTTATCGTCACCACGTAATAACCCCGATCCCGCCCCACAATTCCATGTCACGTCGCTCGTCACCCAAGAACTCTTGCGTCTCGAATCTCGGCGTCAACTGCTTCCACAGCTTCCTCACGAACACACCGGTCTCGGTGGGATGCGGCAGGATGTCGTGGAAGGCGATCAGGCCACCCCTTCTGACGAGCCAGCTATACATCGCGAAGTCTTGGAGGACGCCTTCGTAGGTGTGGTCTCCGTCGATGAAGAGAAAGTCGACCGGTTCATTGCGGAGGATCTTCATGACCGTGGTCAGCGTGCTCTGCTCATGAGAGTTCACGTTGAGCCAATGTTCGATCTCTCCCTCGATCGTTTGACCCCCAACGCTTCCACCGCCGAACGGACCATCGGTGAGGCTGACGCTGATGATCTTCGCGTCGGGAGCTGCGAGACGCCATGCGAGCAGCGAACCACCGCATTTGCTGCCGATCTCAAGGATCACCTTCGGCTCGAGCTCCACCACCAGATCGACGAGATGCTCGAACTCGTCCATCTTCTGTGAGGCGTCAGCACGGATCGCCCACTCCGCAATCTCCTTGCCCCTGGTGGTCGCAACAGCGGTCATACGACAGCCCCGTATTTCTCGCGCAAGAGGGCGAGTCCCTGCTGGCCTTCGCGTTCCATGCCTTCCTCGCCGATGGTCACACGATAGGTGGCGTGGTGGTCGTGGTCGACCCAGGCGTCGTTCGCGATTCCCAGCTTCCAGCCGGCCTGACGCATCCTGATGCAGTAGTCGTCGTCCTCTCCATAGCCGAGGCCGTACTCCTCGCTCAACGGTCCAACCTCTTCGAGTGCCTCGCGGCGGACGATCGCGCAGAAGAATGCGAGCAATCCGTTCGTGTAGAACAAGGTCTGGTGGCCGGGACCGTCTGCGCGCTGTTCGGATTCGCAGCGGTTGGTGCGCGGCCCGACGATGCCGAGGCTCTTGTCGATGCCGAAGTAGTAGAGCATCTTGTCGAAGGCGTCGTCGGCGGCGACGGTGTCGTTGTTGAGGATGCAGATGAACGGTGCTGTGGTGCTCTCGATACCGATGTTCATGGCCTTGGCGAACCCATAGTTCTCGGGGAGCAGGATCATCGAGTCGCCCGGAAGCAGCTCCTTGCGAACGTGCTCGATATCGGCTTCCGGGCTGCCGTTGTCGACGAGGATGATGCGGAAGTCCCGTGGGATGCTGTGGAGGCAGCGGACGGTGAGGTCGGAGAGGCCGCATTGGAGGAGGACGATGTCGAGCTGCGTCATTTCTGCGCTTCGATCGTGAACGAGACGTGCGTCAGGCAGTTTCCGATAATCGCTTGGTGGAGCTCAGCGTCTCCGGGGATCAGCGTCATCCCTTGCGGCACATCCTCCACTCGCTTGAAGCCTGCGTCTCGGAGAAGCTCGCGTAGCGTCTCGCGCGGAATTTTCAGTTGCGGCGGAAACTGCGCGGTCTGCTCGCGCGCTAGCTCATCGTCGGGATAGACGTCTCCGTCGAGATAGCAGCGGAACGGGTTGTCGTCGATCCGCAGCCATCCGCCGGTCTGGAGGATGCGGTAACACTCGGCCATGATCGGCGCGAAGTCAGGATGCGCCGGCACGCCCTTGTCTCCGACGAACAAGGCATGCGACATCATGATGACCTCTGCCGAGTCGTCCTCATAGCGGTAGGGGAAGTCTTCGAGGTCGAGATAGGTGCTGCCAACTTCGCCTGCGATGTCGCTGTTGTCGAACCCAGACCAGATCGTATCCCCGCAGGCGAAGTTGAGGCGGCTAGCTGTCAGCGCGGCGGCCACAGGCTCAACTCCCTCAATCGCGTCATAAGCATGGCGCGCATGTCAGCTTCACTGGCGCTCACCGTCTTCGGCCCGATCAGCGAGTCAAGATAGTTCTGGCGCTCATCGGGCGTCATCGGCGAAAGCTGGCGCGCGTGAAGATTGACCTCGCTGCGAATCCCATGTAGCCGCATTGAGTCTTTCACGCGACACCCTTGACTAGCGCGCCTACATTGTTGTAGTGTCCGCCGCGGAACCGGGAAACGCCGGTGACCGGATCCCCTACAGACACAGCCACCGGCAGAACTGAGGTTAGACCATGGCACGTATCCGTGTCACGTTCGACGGCGCATCCGCCGTGAACGGTAGTCCGCTGCTCATGCACAACGAGCGGCTCGCAGACCCTCTCGACCTGTACACCAAGTCGCTCGCGGAGTTGACAGGGAAACGGAAGAAGACCGAACGGGACCATGAGGAGGTCGCTCGCCGCGAGTTCGTCGGCGGCGGCTACTGGCTCGTCGATACTGGACCGACCGGCGAGCAGTCCGACCCGTACATCCCGACCTGGAACATCATCCGATGTCTCCAAGAGGGAGCCACCCGGCACAAGCTGGGCAAGCACATCGTCGCGGGAATCGTTCCCGTCGAAGAGGAGACGTTGCTCGGCTACGAGGGTCCGAAGTCGGCGGACGAGCTCTGGAAGTCCGGCCTGTTCCATTCCCGCAAGGGAGTCAGCGTCGGGCAGAGCCGCGTCATCCGTACCCGCCCCTGCTTCACGGACTGGAACGTCAGCCTCGAGTTGGAACTCGACCTGACGATCCTCGATCCTGATACGGTCGATCTGATCGCGAGGGAGGCCGGCATGTACAAGGGTCTCGGGGATGCTCGGCCACGGTTCGGCCGGTTCAAGGGTTCGGCGGAGTTGATCGGTGATCCTGCCGACTTCATCGCTCCGGACGTGTTGGATGCGGTGCGATCGAAGATGGCGGCCGCGACCGGGGTCAGTGCGATCGAGTCTCAGGACTTGACGCATGGCTTGAATCATCCGAATGGGAAGGAGCGCAAGAAGCGCGTTGAGAAGGCGCTGTAACAACCTAGGCGAGGTCGGACCTGGCGAGTCCAGGCGAGACGAGTCCGGGCAAGACTTACCAAGGCGGGCATTGGCGAGGGTGGCGTGGCCCAACCTGTCCTGGCGAGTCTCACCGAGACTTGGCGTGTCCTGGCCCGGCTCGTCATGGCCCGGCGAGGCGAGACAGGCCTTTCCTAGACAAGTCAAGGCGTGTCCTTCCTTGGCCTGGCCCGACCAGGCTCGGCTGATCATGACTGGACGTGTCTGATCACGACTGGACTCTCCTAGGCCGGACCCGTCCCGGCGAGACACGGCATGAACGGTCTGGGCTAGGCAGGGCTCACCGAGGCTTATCCCCGCGTGCATTGGCGGGGCCTGGCCTGGCAAGGTCAGACGGGTCAAGGCAAGACTAATGAGGGGCTGGGGAAACCTGGCCCCTCCGACCATCCTCACGCCATCACCCGCACGAAGGGCTGCACAACCTCGCTGATGAGCTCGAACGACTTAGCGTTCGTGACGCGCTCCACTAGATAGTCCCAGGTTTCCTCAAGTCCGTTCCCGCAGACATTTTGAATATGGCAATGGATGTGATCTCCATCGCCAAGCCGGTGAACGCGGAGTCCTTCCGGTCGGCGGTCGTCGTTGTATGGCTGGTCTGCAACCCACCAGTCGGAATCCTCGAGGGCCTCGTAGCATTCGTCGCTGATGATCCAGCCGGGAGCCTTGAAGCCGCGTTTCCAGCGCGGGTTCTTCTCGAGTTGGTCGATGACCTGGACCATCTGGTCGTAGGTCCAGTCGCGGCACTCACCACCGTCGCTGCCGGGATCTCCGTGTAGCCAGCCGTGCGGCACAACCTCGATCCAGTCGGGGAGTCTGTTGAGGTAGGCGCGTGGACATTTGGACGGGATCGCGAACGCTGTCATGCGGAATAGCGGGTTGATGGCGCGTAGGCGGAAAAGGAGGTCGAGCCGGTCGTGTCCTTCGTAGAGGTCGTCGCTGTCGAAGATCATGCCTTCGCCGCCTCGAACTCGGCTTCCTTGCGGACGAAGTAGTCAGGGATGTCGGCCTTCTGGCCGGCGGTCGTAAGGTAATGCCACGCCTCGAGCCTCTTTACATAGCCACAAGTTCCGCCCTGCCGTCTGTACCACCAGCAGAGCTGGACGTCGTCGAACAGCATCTGGGATTCGTCGTAGCGGAACTCGTCGTAGACCCAGGCTGGGACGGCCATGAAGATGCTGCCGATCTGCGGGACGTCAAGGATGGTCTCGCTGCCGATGGTGAGTTCTCGCATTGACGCCGGCGGGTTCTCCAGTCCGAGGATCCTGGGTGAGAGGATGCAGCCTCCCTCCATGACGAGAGAGCAGACGTCTTTGAGTGTGTCCGGCTGGGTGAGTTGGCAGTCGTTGTCGTACTTGACGATCAGGTCGTAGTCGGCGCTGGCGAGCGCGAGTTCGACGAGCTCGTTCATGCCGCGGCAGATCCCGACGTTCTCCGGCTGCGAGACGATCGTCTGGACCCTGTTCTCGGCGAACTCTCTGTCCAGCCATGCGAAGGTGCCGTCGTCGGAGGCTTGGTCGAGGACGTGGTGGTCGAACTCGCAACCGGCGAACTCGTGGAGTGAGGCGAAGCATGCCTGCGTGTAAGGCAGACGGTCGCGCGTCAATGTAAGAACGGCGATCTTCACTTGCCTTTGCTCACCGGAGGCTTCTTCGGCGGCTTCCCTTTCGGGAGCCTGACGATCAGTTCGTCTGGGACTGCGTTGTTGCCGGTTCCTGAGATGCTAAGAGGCATCCTCGTCCTCCTTCGGTACCTGGAATCCTGTCGGCGTTGAGACGGAGTGAGGCGTCATCTTCATCTCATCCCATGTCTTCACCGTGCCGTCTACGACAGTTACCTTCGTCTCCGTGATCGGAAGCCAGATTTCCTTGCTCATCAGGCTTTCACCTTCTCCTTCGCTCGCCGCATTGCCCTGTTCGGGCCAATCGGCTTTACCTCCCGCGGCGCATGTATCGCGTCTAGCGCGCGCACCCAATACGTCATCACTTCGTCTACGTCGTAGTTCATCGCGAACGCGCGAGCCTGCATACGCAACTGATCGTTGTCTCGATTGCCATATGCCTTCTCGAGCGCGTACACGATCTCGTCCACGTCAGGCTTCATCCAGAACGACTCGGCCATCGGATGATCCCACGGGACACCGCCAACCTTCCAACCGGCTCCGCAGAGTTCCGGCATCGAGGTCCAGTCCGTCACGATCACCGGCGTCCCGCAAGCCTGCGCCTCGATGATCGGGATACCGAACCCCTCACCGTATGACGGGTTGAGGAGCACATCGAACGAGTTGTAGAGCCCGCTCAGGGCTCCGGGCGGGAAGACGTGCTCAAGATTCACCTGTTCCGTGAAGCGAACCTGCTGGTCGTTCACGTCGAACCGTTCGAGCATCCGGTACAGATTCAAGCCATTGCGGAAGCCGCTCATCTCTGTGTGGAGGTAGAGGATCGCGTTCGGGTGCGATTCCTGGAAGATCGAGAATGCGAGGAACGCTTCGCTGAAAGCCTTGCGCGCCGGCGACTGGCCCTGGTTGTTCGCGACCATGCCAACGATGAAGGCGTCCTCTGGGAAGTTGAGGAGCTGCCGCATTTCTGTCCGGTCGCGCGGCATAAACATGGTCGTGTCCACTCCATGCGGAACATAGAGAGGATCAAGTCCTGCGTCTCGTAACGCCCTCTCGCCGAACCGTGACATGGCGATCGGGACTGCCCCCGTCTCTTTGAGGAAGTTCACGACGGCCGGGACAGCAGGGTTGTGGTCGACCGGGCACCAGCATGCGAGACGTCCCTGCTGGTCGATGGCCCGGAAGGTCTCAACCTCGAGCGGCCAGACGTCGAACAGGGTGATCATGGTGCAGGGTTCACCGTGGCCGTGGTGGACTGCCCATTGGAGGGCTGTCCGGTTCCAGTCTTCGCCGGCGTAGATGTGGATGCCTCCGCCCCATTTGATCGGGCCGCCGTTGAGGCCGAACCCGGACGAGATGGCGAGGTCGACGTTGTCGAGGGCAGCGATCCGTGGCGCGAACAGGGCTGTCTGCTGACCGTACCCGGTCGGAACCCACGGACATACCGAGTGCCAGAGGATCTTGCGCTTGGGTGTCCCGTTGGTATCGCTCATTCGTATGACTGAGCCATGTCGACGTCCTCGAGCTCGTCGAACCAGTCAGGCGCCCAATCGACGATCGGATCGCCCT